GGAAGCACATACTTCCCCTGTTTGGTTATCTATTCCATTGTAGCATACAACATATTGTGTGTATCTGTAAAGATACATTTGTGTCGTTTGTTGTCGTTTTTTGTCGTAATGTGTCGTTTATGGCATCTCAAACACCTTTTCAAGTTCTCTTAATGCCTTACTATGACTATCTCTAACCGTTCTCGGACTTAAATCAAGGATTTCAGCAATCTCACCATAGTTCTTTTTCTCGATATGGCGATAGAAGATGATTTTTGAATGCGAAATGTCCTCCAAACGGTCAAGTTGATCCTCGATATACTCCCTACGTTGTTCATTTTCGGAGATTAGACGCTCTAAACGGTCTTTTTCTTGCATAATCTTCACCGTAAGGTCGCCAATACGGTCTTTACTCCCAGATGTTTTTACCCTGTCGTTGTCAAACGGTTTCGAAGAACGGTTTTCAGCCAATGTTTCAAGGCGTTCGATCTTCAATCGACACCGTTCAATGCGGAAATCCTCTCGATCTAGGCTGTCAATGTACTCAATCGCTTTCATTATCCCTCTCCTTTCACCGACTAAATGGACTTTTGATAATCTGCGTATGATTGTGTCGTAGCGTTCTGCCTACAAATTCAACAAAGTTTGCTAATCCATCCGGCACATCATCGTGTTTGTTTCTTGCCATCTGCGAATACGATAACAAGAAATTCATCATTCTGCCGTAATCACTCTTTACTGTGTATTTTGAACTATCAAGAAACAGAATGTGCTTTTTTATCCACTCGGAGTTTACAATTATCCTTGTTTCCTTATGCGTTTCTGTCGGGTGTGTCGTAATCGAGCATACCCCACCTTGCGACTTAACTCTGTCTTGCACCTCAAACGCGATTCTTGATCCTCCGGCGTTACTCTCGAACTCGACCATCTTTGCATTGTTGCGTAAAATTATATCCGTACAACGAGAATACTGAATGTCAAAGTCCGAAGAATCGTCACAAATACAATCTGCAAGGTAGTAATCTTCGCCATACTTGTAGAAAATAGGCATAAACATATAATCTATACCCGTAGTCTTTGTGTCACATACGCCAATAATGGTGTCTGGCTCGTCCAACGGCAATTCACTATATCTGCGCAACGATTCTTCTGGATAAAGCAATCCCTCACGTTCAATCGGGTCTTGTTTATATAGGCATCTATACGATATTTCATCCATTAGGCGTTCAATGTCTTGAAAATTCTCTTTTGTGTACCCACCAATATCGTAAGCAAAATTGCTTTCACCTGTCTGTGCATCAATATCAGGAACAGCGATAAATTTCGCTCTGTCGTTGCCTTTGTACGCTGCTTGTAATCTACCAATCGCATCTAGTGTACTCCACCTAGTTCCTAGCACTAGCTCCTTACAAAAGACACCATCTTCTGCACTTGTATATTTCCTCTGTCTTGCATCCGTAGTGTAAGCATTCCATCGTTTTTCAAGGATTGACTTGTTTAAGGCTTCTTCGATGTTTCCTATAAGGTCGTCCACGAAAAGGAATCTGGATGCACGAACCTTACCAGCATTCTTCGCACCGATTGATGTGCATTGAACCGATGGGAACGGTTTATACTTGCCGACGTTAAACTGTTCAAGTTTCGCGTTCGTCTGTGTAACCTTCAAATCTGGGAAAATCTCATGCCAGTTATATTCATCATCGTTTGTGACTATATCATACACACCATCGTAGTACATTCGCGTTATATCGCCGGAATGCGAGTAAAAAAGGCTATAATCCTTTGGAAACCACCCAGCTACGGCAGAATGGAAAAACTTCTCGAGCGACGTTTTCCCTGTGCCGGGTGGGAGCGAGATTGTCAACAAGTCCAACTCATCATCAATCAACTGTTGAAACGCCTGAATGATACCGTGCTTGCGAAGTACGGCTCTGCGTGGCTGATAAAACTTCTCTTTTGGATTTCGTTTCTTTTCGAGGTACATACAGTAACTATCGAATTGGCGGTGTTGTGCCTCCATCTTGATAATCGCCCACATAGCCTCGTTACACTCATGCGCCCGACGTATATAATCCTCGTTATCTTCGTACCCCCTTGTCATAATGACGCTCATACACTCATTTTTGACTTTCTTGCACAATTCCTTTATGGGCGTTCGATTCTCGTAATCGCGATCATAGACATTATGGCAGAAATTCACAAAATGGTCGATATAGTCTGGATTGATTATATCGAGTTCCAAGAACTTGTCGTATAACTGTTGTTCTTTCTCGTTAAGTGCCAAGACTATGCCTCCCTCATTATCCTGTCAAGAATGTAATCGTTTGACGAACGATACTCGTCATTATCTATCACTTCAACGCCGATGTTGTCTTTGAAATGCGATCCGTCAAGTCTACCGTCAGTATATAGCATATTTGCGTACTTCATAAACGTCGGACAAGATAAACCAGCCATCTTCGCCGCTTGTGCTTGTGTTACGCCCGTACCACCGAGATATGCGTTCAATGCTTTTGTGAACTTCTCTCTGTTTAACTTTTTCCCGGTAAAGTACCCCGGATGTCCAACGCCAGATACGGGTTTTCCGTCAAGCTGCTCCTTCGTCCATGCTGACTTGCCACCATCAGACAATGTAACGTAGTTATCTCTATCGTCTTTTGGTGTACGACCAAGATTCGAAAGTGCGTCAATAATCTCGTCATTCGTCAAGGCGGTCGCCTCCGTTCAAAAGGGAATGGGGGCGGTGGGGTAAGTACCGCCCCCGTGTTTAGGGATATAAAGCATTTCTGGCAAAATCCGAACGCCGGATTTGACCCCGGCTATCGGAAAACCGCAAAGCGGTTTTTGTGCGACCTATTCCCTTGCAAGACACTCGAATCGTTTGAGTGCGGATCATCGGTAAGTCGCACACCACACCAACGTCCTAGGTATCAGCATGGTTTAGCCATCTTGTTCGTCTACGGATGGCTCGTAGGATTTTTCGGTTTACTCCGGGCAAGAACGCCGAATTGTTAAGATCAAGACCAACCACAGGTTAAATGTTGCGATCTCGCCATACCCTCCCGGTGTTTGAACACCTTTAGTCACAGTTCCTCGCCGTAGGAGGGTAGAAAAGAGGAAAAACGTGGATTTATACTTGTTCCCACAATACCGTATTCGGATTGCTAGGATTAGCATACGCGCAATACGCTTCTGCCGTTACCGGGTTGAACGCTGTCGCACCAGCCATAGCATACGGCGGTAATTTGGCTACGCTCTCATTTCCCGTGTAATCGTACTTGCTATCGTCAGCGGAATTGTGCCTCCAATTCCCTAAATCCCAGACTTCCTCGCCTTTTTCGTACACTTGCCCATCATGGGTGTACCCTGTTCTCGGTGCTAACATCTTCATACTCCTTTCGATCATCCCAAAAGTCACATTTATCATCATATCGCCTGAAATCAGCGCAATATTCACTATTACTGTTTACGCATATACCGAAATTGTCTGAAAACCATATACAGTTCTCACAACGCTCGTTCGGTAATGGCGTTTGCTTTATCTTCATCGGTCAACCCCTTTTTTATTTTTCGGGATTTTTTGAAACCATAGGCTTTGTATATAATCCCTCATTTCCCGGTTTTCAATCTCCAAGGTGTTTCTCTGCTCCTGTGCATCGTCGATTACCTTCTGCAACAGACGTATGGACGTTTCTTGCGCTCGACATTTGCGGTTTAGCTGTTCACATTGTTCACATTTCGCGCGGTATAGCTCCGACATACGGATTCTACGTTTCCGGCGTGATAGTTTTATCTTTCGGTGTTTCATGGTTTTACTCCTAACAGTTTCTTGATTCTCCAAAATCTGCCGTAGATTATCTTGTCAATATGGTGCTTATCTCCATAGGCTATGTCAACTAGAGATATATTTGCACCATTCTTATAGGCTTTACGAAGTTTTCTCTGTTTCTTTGTCATTGTTTATATCTCCGACAGACGGCTTAATTACCCATCAACTCACTATATCTCGCTTTACAAGTTCCCTGACATATTCCGACAGGCTGATGCCATTTCTCGATGCCTTTTCTTTTGCTTTCGCGTACAAATCAGCCGGAAGCCTAAATTTTACGGTTTCATCTTTCTTTTCTTCCGTTGGTCGAGCCATTATACCACCTTCCTCGGTCTACCGTCGCACTTCTTCGGTGTTGTCAACGCATCTTCAAGCGTCATACCCATTTTATTCATCCTGTATCGTATCGCTGGCTCTGACGTATTATACATTTCGCACAATTCATACAACTTGTACTTTTTGCCTTGAAACTCAATTTTCGGCTTGTATTCCGGCTTTTTACGTCTATCGCCTTTACGTTGGTTATTCGCCTGTGTGATTGAATCAGCCCAACGACAGTTGCCGGGTTCGTATATTCCGTCATTGTTGATACGGTCTATACTCAAATCGTTGCTATAACCGTGAGATAACGCCCATTCTATGAACTTTTCTCTGTCATTTAGCCATTCATCACAGATATAGATTCCTCTATCGCCGTAATGTTTGTATGCGTCGCTATTGGGGTTGTAGCATCGTTGAATCATCCCATTGTATATTCTGCGTAGACGGTCAAGCCCCGACGTATGCTCTAACTTTCGTTCTTCGGCAAGGCATCCGCAACTCTTTGTTACTCCTGTTTCCCCAAAATGTCGGGCTTACAAGTGTTTCATTCCCACATTCACATCTACACCTGAATCGCCTATCTCCATTTTCTGCTCGATCAAGTCCAATAACCGTAAGCCGATTATTTTTCTTGCCAATATACGATTCATCAAACTTTACTGTGACAGTATGCTTTGTACACCGGGTAGATTTCCAACCCCTATCAAGTGTTATGGCTGATATTACAACCTCGTTTCCACAGGTAGTACATCTTGCTATCGCTTTTATGTCTTTACCCGATGTATTTATATCAACTATCTCGTAATCGCCATATTGCTTTCCAAGATGTTTTCTCGCTTTCTCAATCGCTGATGCCCTTTTTGATTTTTGGAGATTTTTCAAAATGGCTTCTCTCCACTCTTTCTGGCAAGGACAAGTCTTGCGAACCTTGTTCCATTTACCCTTGCGAATCACCTGATATGAGATATTCCCACATTCAGTACAAGTGAGTTGTACCTGTTTATGTAAATCATCGAGATAGTCTATATCTGTGATTTTGTTTATGCCATTCGTATACCCTATACGTTTAAGCATATAAGAGTATGATTGTTTAGCACTTATCTCTGGGAGATTATATTTATATATCAATTCATTGATTGTTGTCATATATATCTCTCCTATTTTGTGGTACAAAACCATTTGCTTGGCGGTTACGTTGGTTGCTAACAAGCGGTCGCTCCGGGCGTCCTATATAGGGCGTACACCCTCCGAACCGTCAGAACGTCAGAACGCCACCGAAACCGATTTTGTGCCTGTTTACGTCTGTCTAGCTCTCTTGGACAAACTAGATTTTGTTAAAAAGAGCTAAAAAATAACGGTTTTTCGTGGTTTTCCGGGCGTCTCCGTGAGTGATTCTGGAAAATCTTAAAAAACATCAATCATTTACACCCAAAGCCAGCCGTATATCGTCTAGTCCGTCGATCTTGTGGACAGTTTCCTGACGGTTGTTCGACGTTGCCCATTGAAATCGGTTATTGAGAATCCCCATAGCTCCGACCGGGTTTTTCCGCCCTGTAGCAAGGTTATTTACAAGGGATTCTTCACTAAAGCCTATTAGCTTTTTATATACATCTTGTAAACCGGGACTTGATTTTTTATCACTCCAACTTGTAATAGTTTGATCATCTATACCAGAGAACAAACTAAACCCCCTAATAGAGATATACTTGTCAAACCGTAAACATAGATTTATATATATATCTAATATATCACTTATGGTTTTATAGTCTTTATATTCCTTGCCGCTATTATGTTTATTATAATAATCATATATATCCCGGATATATCTATGGTTTAAATATATCAATACACTACAGAATTGATTATCGGTTATTTTAGCCGGATCGTCCGTGCCTAAACTATGCCGGGCGTATTGCGCCAGCGCGTCTGAAATATCGTCAAACATAGACACTATAACGGCATTTTGATCGGTTATAGGTTCTGTTTGTTTGTTCTCCATATCGGCGCGCCCCCTGTCTGTTTTATGTATTAATATAAAATCTATACCCATCTCAAGTATTCTGTCAATATACCACAACGAAATATTACGAAACTATATCGACGCCCGGAAAAGATCGCGAAAAAATCAATATAAAATTCTATGTAAAAAATTTTATATAAAAATCCCTATAAAATGATATACAAAATCTTGTATAAAATTCATACATAAAACCACTACATATATAATTATATACAATATGCACAAAAACGACCGCTAATCGTTGTATATAATTTTATGTAAAATTATATTGACAAATGATATATAATTTTATATAATGGTATCAAGATAAGAAAACACGAAACGGAGGTATAAAAAATGGATAATATCGCAATCATAAAAGAATTAGCAACCGAAAACCCGGACTTGATGCCGGAGCTGATTAAAGAATTTACGGAAACTAAAAACAACTAAACCGGGCGCGCGGATCGCGTCAGAAATGGAGGCTATTATGTTTACTACACACTTTTACGGTCAGGAAATCAGCAATTATGGAAAAGAGAACGGGCGTGTTGATTATCGCGCTTTCGCTGGTGCTTTCGATGCTGTTCTCAATAATAATATTATGAATGCAACGTGGGGCACTTGTGGAGAGTGGGAACAAGAAAGCGGATTTATTGACAACTCTGACGAGATCGACGAGATCGACGAGCAAATCGACGAGTTAAACACTAAAATATCCGACCTTTACGAGATCGAGCCGGAAAACGAAAACGAGGACGCGCGTATATATGGAGAAATCGAGGATTTTGAGGAAAAAATCAGGATTTTGGAGGATAAA